TATCACCACGCAACAGTGCCGCTATCATTCTACCTACGCCAAATATTACATCTCCATTGACCATAACACTTGGCTTGGCTGTTGCCGCAGGCATTTCTGCATACTTAAAAAATCTATCTGGATTTCTATCGTAAACAGTGCCACTTTTAAACTCTGTTCCGTAGCGTTTATTAATAGCGTCAACTACTGGTTGCGGAGTTCTTGATATTGACCCTTTCATCCACGGCTCGTTTAACAGTGCTTTTGCACTTACTTCCACAGGTGTTTTACTGGTTAGACGCAGTTTTGTATACACGTCTATGTCTTCTTGATCCGGATTAGGACGCTCGTCTATAAACTCCTGTGCCAGTTCTGTTGGCAAGGTGCGTATCCACTCACTCCATTCTTCGGGGGTGTTTTCAAGTGCTGTATCTATGTTAATAGCACCCATTTTATCTTCAGCAAGACCTAAGTTAAACAATACATTAGTTGATTTACCTTTTACTTTCTTGCTTAGTGTAGGTGGACGTCCGTCTCGGTCTACACTATTACCAAACTTTTTAGCCTGTGTTTTGATTTCATCAGGTCCTACATCGACGGTTTGATTCTGTTTGGTAATGCGTCCAACACCTTCAGTTAACTCCCTCAGTCTCATTGGGTTCGATCCTTGTCATCGATTGCACCACCACTAACCCAGGCAGTACAACTACGTGTACCTGCACATTTGAAGTGAAGGAAGTTGCAGTAACCCAAGTCTGCTTTATGGATTGTAGCCATTGCATCAGCGTCTTTTTCATCGCCTTGTATACCTTTCTCGATACAGTCCCACATTTTATCACTAACATCAAATGCAGCACAGTTATTACACTGCATAGTTTTAGCAGTTGTTTCATCTATGCCCCATTTCTTAGCATAGTCTTTCCAGTAATTACCTGGCTTTTCAGGATTTGCAGGACCGTACATATAATCGTCAATAGCTGTTTGGCGATTTTTAAGATTTACGTCGATATCTTGTGTAGCGATAGGACAGCCTTTGTTTGCTGCTTCTATGAGATTGATGTAAGATCTCATTTCTTTTTACGTCCTCTAAATCCACGTGGCATGTTTTGATTCATCATTTTAGGCTGGCTAAACCAAAGTTCAAACCATTCTTTATCACCTGGCTTGATATTATCTTTGCGCATCTTCTCAGCATTTGCATTAGCAGCGTCACTGATATTCTCAAGAGTATACTCTGTGTAACCTTTGAATTCGTTTACACCAGCTAGTTTTTTGATATACTCAAGTTCGTCCATATTTTATATATCCATCTTATTAGCCATAGTGTCTAATGTTCTTGCGTCAACATGCATAAAACGTCTTGCGGCATCAGCAGCACTAATAGCTTCTTGCTTCATCATCTTTAGTGCCATTAGATATTCTTTCTTGTATACCTTCGAAGCAACAATCTTTTTTAGATCTTCAATTGGCGAACCTTCTTTGACCTTGTATTTCTTCTTCATTTTTTCTTCATCTGGAGAATCGCCAAAGTACTTGTGTACAAGATCGTCTAGTTCGTTATGGAATTTGCCTTCGTCTTCTGGTGATACATCTTCTGCTGCTACAGCATCTTTAACGCCCATACCTTTGCGTACAGCATCATACATAGTTTGTGCTAGTTTTTTATCTGGAACACCTTGAGCAAACGATTCTAGTTCGCCTTGTGCTGCTAGTGCTCGCATCTTACTAGCACTCATGCCGCTTACATCATCAGCATCAGGATCGCGTTCGCCTGCACTTACTACTTTAATTGAATTAAATTTAAATGGTACGTTACCGCTTTTATCAGCTTTGCCGTTATATGTGTCAAACAGTTTTTGAAACCCGTCTACTCTATCACTACCAGCAATAAAGATAACGTCAGTATAACCTTGCGATTGTAAAAACTCTAATGCTTGTACAGGTGTACGAACTGCTTGATGTCCTACTGTAACATTTGGAAAGAATTGCTTTGCAAATTTAGCTTTGGTAGCAAAGTCTAGCGGATCAGTTTTAGGCTTTTGTGTGTGCGATAAAAAAAGATAGTGATCACCATTAATGCTAGTAAGTTTATCTACTAGTTTAGCGTGACCTACTGTTGGCGGGTTTAATCGACCAAATGCTAATACTGCTATTTTTCCTGGTGCTTCAAATAACTCTCTTAAAAACATTACTTTTCCTTAGTTCGGCTGCCATCTGCTTCTTGGTACTAATTTAGTCTTAGTATCTAGTGCAACGTAGCCTTCTCCACCTCGTTCGCCCGCTGTTGACTGTTTAACGTCTGCATCGGCATCATCTAGCTGATCGATAATATGATCTTTTGCTGCCATTACCTTTGTGACTAGTCCAAATATTGCCGGAAGTGCTTTAGGCATATCTTGATTCATTTGTGCTAGTTTTGCCTGTTGTCCTTGGCTTACTTTTGACGTTTTAAGCCAGTCAAAGAATCCAGTTTCAATATCGCCTAGCTTTTGCGCTCTGCTCATTTGGTTCATATAAGTGTAAATAATATTCGGCACATTGCTTAGGCCTTTTTGTCCTGCTAAGAATTGATCTATAACTTGTGCATTTTGTTTGGCCATAGTGCGAATTTCGTTTACTTCGCTTGTGTCAATTTTGGGTTGATGCGCTACGTATGTTTGACCTAGTACAACTACGTTTTCGTTGTTTAATTCTTTTACATCTGAAATGGGCGAGCCTGCTTTACTTCCAAATTCGTCGAATTTTGTATGTACTACAATACCAACTTGACTTCCAGCTATGCGCTTGCCCAGTTCACTATCTTTGCTTACAGTGTATGTAACAAGATTAGGAGTAAAAACTACACTACCGTCTGAATCTTCATATGGCTTGCCTGGATGATACAGTATATCACCGTATACATAACCGCGGAAACTATCAGGAGTAGCGCCTTCTACAATATTAAAGATATCTGCCATTTCGCCTGCAAAGCGTTCACGCCAGTCTTCGCCTTTGCCTGTGCTAGTAATAAAGTTTTTTAGTTCGTCTGCACTGCCTGCCTTGGCACCTTTGAGCCAGCCATTCTTACCAACAAGAATAAATGTGCCGTCTTCGTCACGTCCCCAGTACAGCGTAGGATAACCGTCCCATTTAATAGCAACGTCTGAGCTGTCTGAACCTAATTTTTCAAGAGTAGCAGCAGCTTTTTCAGCACCTTTACTCCCTTCAATAAAAACTAAATCTTCTAAGTGGTTGTATTCACGACCAACTTTAGCTGCTTCTGTTAATACTGTGCGGAACTCTTGAAAACGCATTACTCGTCACCTTTTTGTACTGCTGGAACATCTTCGCCCATAATACGTTCTTTAACTTGTGCCATAATTTCTTGGTTAAACAGTTTCTTTTTATCTTTTGGAATATTGTATTTGCCACAATAATCGTTTACAGCATCTTGTAGCATAGGATCAAGTAGTTTTTCAAGACCTTTTTCTTCTTTTACATCGCCTGCAATCTTAACAATTGTAGGTAAAAAGTTCTTGCGATAAAACATTTTGTCGTTGCGCATATGGAAGTGCAAATCGTCTACTACATCAAAGGGTAGATCATCATTTCTGTTTAGACTTACGTCATTAAATTCTACTAATTTTACCATTTACGACAACTCCAATATCTTGCCTTGTGACGAGGTCCTGGATTATCGCAGTTGTGTCTTGCACGAAAACTTTTGCGTCTCGCAGGATTACTCTTTTTAATTTTCATATCAGGGTCACCAAAGTTAACTTTAACTATGTTACCCTTTGGGTTCTTTACATATACTTTAAACTTCTTAACATCGCCACGCATCGGCTTGCCTAGTTTAACTTTACGTCCTTGATATTCTGCTTCGTCAATTACGTCATCTTCGTTAAACCAAAGATCTCCGTATGCATGATAGAAGTCGTCGCCGTCATAGGTTTCTTCAACCCAGCGAGCATTTTCTTCTGCTTCGTTTAAGTATTGTTTAAAAGATTTTGCCATAGCGATGTTACCCTTTATATAGAGTATTTATCACTTTTGCTTATACACTGATTTCGATGTCGAAGTCATCGTAGCCTAGATCAAATAGTTTATTTGCAACACGTTCAGCTACTTGGTCTGCTTCTTCTTCATTTAAGGCTTTGTGAGTTTCTACAGCAAGAACAGTTTCGGTTTCAGTTTCGTAGATTTCGATATTTGTTTCTGATTCAAGCAATGCAACATCAGAACCTGACATAACTGTTTCGGCTACAATTTCATCTACTTCTTCTTTGCCTTGCCATACAATGTTAATATAATGTTTCATGCTCGTTCCTGTGTTTGCTGTAGTAATATTTATCATTTTTTAGGATCATACACATGCCTAACAACTCTCTTAAATCTATTGCCGCATGCTATTCCTGCAAGTTGTAGTATTCTAACATCTCTTACCCAAAAGTAAAATCCTCCTAAATATTGTTCATGTTTGATACTGTCTAAACAAGCTTCCCCAATTTTAATTTTGCTTTTATTTGCTTTTATAAAATTGTAAAATCCTGAAGAAGCAGTATCTGGGAGATATACTTGATATTCGTATGGTACTGGTTTATTGTGTATTACTACATTTGCATTATTTAATAAGAACTCTTTGTGTTCTTCGTCTCTAGGTTTGTGAAATTCTGTAACAAAAACAGAATTTAACAATGGTTCTAGCCAAGTTTCGTCGTTTGCATAGATAGTCATATCAAATCCGTCAACACGTATTAAGTAATCGTGTGTAACTCTTTTAATATGTTCATATAATACGCATGCATCTTGGAAATCTTCAAAAGATATAGATGGCGAATAGACTCTAACAGGATGACGCAAAGGCAATCTTGCCTCTGCGTTTTGCTGTAACATGTCAAGTATCTTCTTTACATACGAATAATTTTTGCTACGGAATATACTTGCAAGTGAATTATGAATTACGATCTTGCAAGTATATTTGTTGTAGTAAAGTTTATTAGTCTCAACCAGGCGATACTTCATAGGACTCCTTGACCTCTAACTGAATCGCATCATCTGCGTCAATAACCAAGTGTCCACCATTTTTAAGCCCGCCAAACAAAAGTTCTTTAGACAACGGAAGTTTAACATCATTGTCAATTACACGCTGTAGTGGACGAGCACCCATCTTAGGATCAAATCCTTTATTAACCAAGTAGTCAATAGCATCGTCAGTTACTTCAACAGTAACATTTTTGTCTGTAAGCATAGTTTTTAGCTCTAACAAAAACTTACCAATAATTTTAATCATTGTGTTCTTGTCTAGTTTGCCAAATGTAACTACACCGTCAAGACGATTACGGAACTCTGGTCTAAAGAACTTTTTAAATTCAGTGTCTTCATAGTCATTATTATCTTCTGATGCAAATCCAATAGTGTTCTTCTCTGCTTGTTCTGCACCTAAGTTGGTAGTAAGGATAAGAATACAGTTGCGAGCATCTGCTTCTTTACCGTCTGAGCCAGTAATCTTACCATTGTCCATCACCTGCAACAAAATCTGTGCAACATCCGGATGCGCTTTTTCAATCTCATCAAGCAATAGTACACAGTTAGGATTCTCTTGTAAGCGATTGATCAACTGACCACTACCGTCATCGTGTCCTACATAGCCTGGAGGTGAACCGATCAACTTAGCAACACTATGTTTTTCTTGATATTCACTCATATCAAAGCGAATCAATTTAACACCTAAGTTGCTTGACAGTTGTTTTGCAAGTTCTGTCTTACCAACACCAGTTGGACCCATAAACACAAAGCTACCAACGGGCTTAGTTTCTGTTTTAAGTCCTGCTTGTGCAACAAGAATCTTGTCAACAATAGTATCAACAGCCGTATCCTGTCCGTATACTTCTGCTTTAAGATTCTTGTTAAGATCCATTAGATTGTTGCTTTCTTTTTGCTGAATATTCTCAGGAGGAAGATTAACAACTTTAGCAAGTTCGAACTGGATCTGCTCTGCTTCTACAATGCGTTCTTCTGCATCTTGAATCTTAAAGCGGCTACATGCAAGGTCGATTAAGTCAATTGCTTTGTCAGGCAATTTACGATCTGTCATATACTTGACGCTCAATTTAATTGCTTCGTCAATAGCTGCTTCGGTAATAGTAGTACTGTGATAGTCTTCGTAATACTTTTTAAGTCCTGCAAGAATATCTCGAGCAACTTCTTTGCTAGGCTCGTCTACACTAATACGCTGGAATCGACGCATAAGAGCACGATCTTTTTCAAAGTACTTGCGGTACTCATCCCACGTAGTACTTGCAACAACTTTAATGTCGCCTTTGCCTAGTGCTGGCTTGAGCAAGTTAGCAAGATCATTAGCACTTCCGCCACTGCCTGCACCTGCGCCGTTGATCATGTGTGCTTCGTCAATAAACACAATACACTTGCCTTGCTTTTTAACAGCCGCAAGTACTAGTTTAAAGCGTTCTTCAAAGTCGCCGCGATATTTACTACCAGCAAGCATGCCGCCGATGTCTAGATTGTATACTTTATACTCTTGTAGGAAAGTAGGAACTTGTTTGTTTACAATCTTGTAAGCAAGACCTTCTGCAATAGCAGTCTTACCAACACCTGGATCACCTACTAGTAGAGCATTGTTTTTGCTACGACGACCTAAGCTAAGTGCAATAGTCTCAATTTCGTCTTCACGACCAATTACAGGATCAATCTTACCTGAATTGGCTTCTGCATTTAAGTCAGTAGTAAATGCCCGCAATGCTTTTTGTGCTGCTGTGTTTAATTCTGGATCGTCTAGACTTTCTTCTGTTTCTGTTTGAATAAAGCTAGAGAACTTTTCCTTTGTGATACCTGTGCGATTAATTTCGTAGTATGCCCAGCTCTTCTTTTCACTTAACATGCTTAAGAAAACGTCAGTCATCTCAATATGTGTACGTCCTGCAAACAACGTTTGTGTAAAGGCACGATTGAGAACACGTTCTACAGCCTGTGTTTTCTTAGGCTTGTATTTTGTTTGTTCTGTTTTAATATCATCAAGTTTAGTTTTAAGATAGTGCTCTAAGTTTTTCTTGACTAGCTCGTAGTCTGCACCATAAGTTTTTAGAACTTCTACAAACTCATCATGACATAGCATAGCAAACAATAGATGCTCTAAGGTCACATATTCGTGGCTTAGTTTTTTAGCATCTTGAATTGCTTTTTCAAAAACATTTTGTAAATTCTCTGATGGTTCTACCATTTAAAGTTCCTCTTTATTGATTTCTTATATAGTATACAACTACTTAGTACTAAAGTCAACGCCTTATTCATTTATATTTGTCAATTGCGTCCAAAAGATCTTGATTAATATTCTTAGGAATTTGTGCTCTTATTTTTACAAGTATCTTTCCCTGTCGACCTGTTCTTCCGCACGGCAGTCCTTTTCCAGGAATACTAAAAGTTGTATCTGGTTGTGTTCTTTGTGGTATTTTTAAACTGAAACGAGATCCGTCTGGTGTTTCAATTTCGACTTGTGTTCCTGTGACTAGATCAAATACATTTAATTTTTTAGTTGTTGTTAGATCTAATCCACTAATGCTATATTCTTTATCAGCAAGAACACGAATTTTTACAAGCAAATCTCCTCTTGGAGCACCGGGTATCATATCATTGCCCATACCAGGATAACGCATAGTATCGCCTGTTTTTACTCCGGGCGGAACAGTAATACTTACAGTTTCAACACGCCCAGTAGGCAGTCTATAGTTAGCAATAAGATCCTTACCAAAGTAAACGTCTTTTATGTTAATGTCTGCTTGTATAGTAAATGGAGGATTTTGTCTACGTCTCGGACCAAATCCTTGGGCAAATATATCTTCAAAATTACGACTATTAAAATGTGGTTGTGGGTTATCGTACTGCTGACGCTTGTTAGCATCACTTAATACTTCGTATGCTTCGTTAACCTGTGCAAACTTAGTACCATCACCTCCACGATCGGGATGGTTTGCCATCGCAAGTTTACGATACGCTTTTTTTATATCATCTTGAGAAGCGTTTCTAGATACACCTAGAGTAGAATAATAGTCCATACAGTTATTTACCGCATGGACTATTGTATAAAGTTAGTACTGATTACTCTTTGTTTTTGCGAATAGCATCAGCACCAAAGAATGCTGCAACCAATGCTGAAATAGCAACAAAGTATGTAGGAGCAATATCGCCTACAATACCTGCCGCTGTGTCTAAGCCCAAGAAGCTGGTTAGCACGATTGTGAATGGATATAGTAGCATACCAAATAGTGCAAACCAAGTCATGTTGCGCATTGCATCACGCTGTGCATCTTGATCCTCTAGTGCTTTTCTTTTGAATTCTAAGTGCATCGCCATTTCTTCTTTTGAAATGTGTCCGTCACCGTTTGCGTCCATGCCCTCGACTGCATCTGCGTCGATAGTTTTCTTATCTGCCATTAGTCTTTCCCCTCTAGTTTAGCAATGCGAGCTTCTAGCTCATCAATCTTTGAAGTTATTTTAGGATATTTTACACGCCATGCGTTTGGGTCGTTCTGTAGCCATGTCCATCCCCAACGTATTGCAAGGTATTCTAGTGTACTGTCAAACTTAGTTACGCCCCACGTTGCCATTCTTGTGTCTTTGAACCAGAACAAAAATGCTGCACCAAATAGTGAACCTGCAATACTAGTATAAATCCACAGACGATCGCCCGCCATCTGTTGTATCATTTCCCACATAATAACTCCCTCTCGTTACTATATGTATTTATTTAAATGGATTTAATTTATCTAGTGTAGACTCTTGTTCTTGGGATTGCTGTGCTTCTACTTCCGCAGCCGCACCTTCAATATTACTGTTAGCAGCATCAAGTGCTTCGTTTGCGTTTTTATAGTAGTTTTCGTATGCAGCAATGATTGCTTGCTGTTGCTGTATGTATGCTCTAATGCTAGAGAAGTTCATACTGATGTTTTCGTAGCCTTCGTCAGTGAGTGCAAAGAACACAACTGGACGTCCAGTAGCTTCAATTTCAGCTACTTTCTCTTCAAAGTTTTCAGGAGTGATCAGTACCCATTCTACATTCTTCATGCGAATGCCATCTGCATCCGGAAGTACAAGTTCGGGTTTGTCTACAGGTTTAGCACTGACCTCAATCTTCTGAGGCATGCTAGAACAGCCACTAAGGAGTGCTAGGACCAGGCCAAAGCCAAGGACATTCTTTATTAAATGCTTCACCGCTTGTTGCCTCCTTTTCGTTGTCTGTTAGTTCTGCACCTGCTAATAGTTCAAAACATCTGCCTGCGTTGATTGTGCCTCTGTTTACTAGTCTTTCTACTAGTCCAGGTTTCCCTGCGCCTAGCACAGCCAAGTCGTGTTTTGCAAGTTTATCTGCTAGTACATTATTTTGCGCACGTATAGCAGCAAACTCTGTGTTAACACGACTCAACTCTGCATTTGCCTTTGCGAAATCGGCTTGCAAAGTCGAAACAGCCTCTTCACTTATAGCTACTGCTGTTTCTAACTTTGCGTTGTTTTCCGTTAGGATAGCGATACGTTCTTGTGTATCTTGATAATACATATATCCAGCACCGCAGAGTGCTAGCATCATAAATCCCATTACTGCCGCTAGCTTCATTCCCATCTTAGTCTTCCAATAGTTTCGCAAATGTAGCTGGACCTGCAATACCGTCTGCTGTGAGACCGTTTGCTGCCTGCCATTCCTTTAACGCACGTTCTGTGCCAGGTCCAAAGACGCCGTCTGCACCAATACCTAGTGCTTCTTGCATGATCTTTACACCGTCGCCACGTGAACCTTTGCGTAGTACACCAATGTCATCGATGATATCTTCTACACTGTCATCGTCTTCGCCTAAGTCTTCTGCACTCATGCCTAGCACTTGCATAGCATGCTTGTAACGCTTCTGACGATCTTCTAGTCCAATGTTACCACCGTTGATCTTTTTAGTCATTTTTACAACATTGTCTGTGTCTGCAATGCTGTTTAGATTGTTTGTGTCCCAGAACCAGCAAGCTGACTCAATAGCACCTGCTGGTGTTGCAACATATTCTGCTGCTTCTTCTGCTGTCATGCCTACACTCTTACCAAATGCAGTATAGTTGTGACGTCCAGTAAGTTGCTTCAACCCACGACCACGGAATCTCCAACCATCGCCTTCTTCTACGTTGCCCATTTTGTATTTACGGAACTCGTCCATGTATACATAGTTTGCAATCATTTCTGGCTTGCGATGATACTCGTCTGCATCACGCTTTGGTGCTGGACCAAAGTAACGTCCAAACACTGCACGAAGTGCTTTTGCACTATAGTTTAGATTTTCTTCTAGCTTTTTAAAGCCGCCTGATTCGTGAGCGCACTGGCTTAGGAAGTGTGCTACTCTACGTTCTGTAGTAATACCGTATTTTGGTAGTAGTTCGCATAGTGCATCATACCAATCGTCTGCATCGGCACTAATAATCTCGGCGAGATGTTCTTTTGTAAAGTCGAACTCAAAGCTCATTTTTTGTATCCTTTTGTTTTATGCATTTTTCGCATCTGCAATTTTTGCAGACTACAACTTCATTTATACCTAATTCGCTAGCATTTACTTTCATTGTGGCATCAACACCGCAGTGCGATTCTCTGCCACAATTATTGCAATAGGTCATTCCTCTGAGTCTGAGTCTGAAGGTGCTTTGCCGTCGAAAAACACAGTTCCGCAGTCTTTGCAGTGTTTTGTTTCTTTAACACCTACAGTACTGTTAAAAACTTTTTTAGTTCCGACATTTGCGTGATCACATTCTTCTGCATCGTATTTGTACTGCATAACAGATTCTCCTTATATTTTTTTAATTACTAATGCCTTATCTTCATTTTCAAAGATAAAGTCTTGCCCGTATTTGGAAATATTATAGTCTCCAACATATTTACTTAAAAATATTACTTCTGCAAAATCATTAAAATTTAGAGATTCAGTAATATTACTATAAACCGTATCTCTATCTCCAAAATCTTTCATTTGGAATCTTAATGGCTGTGCATATTTCTTTTTGATTGTTAATACATCATCTAACATATCAACGCTTTCTACATAACTTCTATTAAAGAAATTTTTGTAGTTTTCAATGTTTGACTCTGATACAATTTGTGAATATGCTTCAGCATCAACTGGAATAGTTTCTTCTAAGTTTTCAGCAGTTGCGTCCATTCCTTTGAAGTTTTTATAATATCTAAACCTTAGTTTTTCTAAGTCTGCTAGTTTCTGTACGCCATCTGCAAGCTCGACAATTTGCATTGGAACTTCTTTGGTTCTTTCTAGCTCTACAAATACTTTGTAAGTGCCGTCGCTTTGTTCGCCAGCTGTAGCATCAGCGTCTAATACAAATGGATAGCCTTTTTCTAAAAAACTTACTAGATCTTTTGCAGCATTATTTTCTTTAACACTAAAACTAAGAACTACAATATCTTTGTCCTCGCCCATTTTGCTTTTAAAGCTGTCTACTTCAAAAACTTCATAAACAAGATGTCTTAGATCTCCTGCGTTAAGCGCCATATTATACGCCTCCTTCAACTGCTTGATCAGCAGCAACTTCTGCAGGCTGTACTTCTGGAGTTACAGGCTCTTGTGTAGCAGCGTCAGTTTGTGTTGTAAGTTGTTCTGCATAACCACCATAAATGTCAGCAATTAATTTTTTAGGCATCATAATTTCTACAACCCAAATTGGTTTGCGATCTAGTTTACCCTTTTTAGTGCCTGGTCTGTAATCGCCCGGTGCTTCAATTTTTCTAGGCTCTAGAATATGGTCTTTACCATAACGCACTTTACAGTCGTAATCTAATAACCTCTTGCCACCCATTGGATCTGGCATTTTGTCTTCGGGCCACATAAACGATGCTGTTACCCAGTGGCGATCGATGTCAGGACCGGCAACTAGTTCGCCTTCGTCCCAGTTAGCATACACGTATAGATCCAAATCGTCAAGCACTCTTTCAAAGTCTTTGAGGACCTGGAAAGCAGTATCGCTTTCATAAATGTTTTGAAGATTTTCAATTACGTCTAAAATGTCTTTCATTATTATAGGCACCTTTTTTACTATTAGTATTTAGCTCATTTTATATCTTTGCACTTAATTGTTTGACTGTGCTTATAAATAGTTTTGTAGGACATGTCGTTCTACCATAGCTATATCCATAAAAGGAGAACTGAATGGGTGCAAAGCGAGCTCGCAAGAGCAACAAAAATCAAAACAACTACAACAATGTTGTACAAATGGACAACTACACAGCGCAAAAAAAGAACGAAGTTAAAATAGTTCCAAGAAACAGAAATCAAGAAAGTTATACCTTAAAATTATTAGATCGCAAAAAAGATATCGTATTCGGTATTGGTCCTGCGGGTACGGGTAAAACTTTGATTGCTGTTATGGCTGCTGTTAAAGCTTTTAAAGAAGGCGACGTGGACAAAATTGTTGTTACTCGTCCAGCAGTGTCAGCTGATGAAGATCTAGGATTTTTACCAGGTACACTAGAGCAAAAAATGGCTCCATGGACACGACCAATCTTTGATGTACTAAGAGAGTACTTCAACGCTAGAGAAATCGAAGGGATGATAGAAGAAGGTATTATTGAAATTGCTCCATTAGCATATATGCGTGGTCGTACTTTTAAGCGTTCGTTTATTATTGCAGACGAAATGCAAAACGCAACACCAAACCAAATGAAAATGTTATTAACACGTTTAGGCGAAGAGTCTAAGATGTGTGTAACGGGTGACCTAGCACAAGCCGATAGGCTTAAAAACAATGGTCTTATTGATTTTGTTAGATTGCTAGAAGATAGCAATGCTTCACACATTGACATAGTCAACTTCGGACAAGGAGATATTGAGCGACACAATGCAGTTAAAGAAGTACTTCAAGTATATGGAGATGAATAACTAGACTTTAACTACGTTAATACCAGACTTATTTAAAAAGTCAATGCCCTGTGTGCTACGATAGCTTTCATCGTAGTACACAGTGGTTATTCCGCTTTGATAGATTAGTTTAGCACAGTCAATGCAAGGGCTGTGTGTAATAAAAATACTTGCACCATCTCCACTCTCAGGAGACTTTGCTAGTTTAGCGATTGCGTTAGACTCGGCGTGTAGTACTTCTGGCTTTGATTTTAGTTTTACGTACTGATTATTTTTATAATCCCACCCGTTTTCCTTTAGCATTTTATAATCGTGCCAAGGATTGTCTTCCATAGTTTCAACTACATCTTCGCAACAGTTATCCCACCCACTAGGCATACCATTATATCCAATACTGATAATGCGATCATCCTTGACAACAATCGCCCCTACTTGTAGACGAGTCGCTGTACTGAGGTTAGCAAAAGTTTTGGCTACCTCCATATATGCATCGATAAACTTTTGTTTCATTTTAATATCTCTATTAGAAATTCGTTCTTTGTGTATATGTACTGCCAAGTAAGCCCGTGGATAGGAGGTTTACCATTGTTGTCGTAAAACGTGTACCTAATGTAATAGTGTGTTAACCACACACGTTTCTTGCTACCAGTTACTACAGGCAACCATGCAAACTTACGTTCATACTTGTGTTGATCAGGAAGTTTGCTACCGTAGTAACCATGTCCCATCATACGGCCATCGGCGCTTTAATACTAAGCATAGGATCATAGTCTAAGAGCGTATATGCGCTGGTCTTAGTAGCCAGTAAATCGTCGAGGGTAGCAAACTTGGGCATTAACAATGTAGGGCCTTTACGCGGTTGTCGAGTAAGTTGCTCTTTAACTTGTTCAAAGTGATTTTGATAGATGTGGCAATCGCCGCCGGTCCAAATAAACTCGCCTAACTTTAATCCGCAGATTTGTGCCAACATGTGCGTAAGTAATGCATAGCTTGCAATGTTAAACGGAACACCTAAGAACATATCTGCACTACGCTGATACAGTTGACAACTTAGTTTTCCGTTGATAACTTTAAACTGTGCCATTGTATGACAAGGCGGCAGAGCCATCATTTCAAGTTCATTCGGGTTCCATGCTGATAGAATAATGCGACGACTGTCAGGATCATTTTTAAGTTGATGAATAATCACACGGAGTTGATCAAATCCTTCTCTATTAAAGTCGCGCCATTGACTGCCGTATACAGGGCCTAGTTCTTTGTATAAGTCATCATTGCGATATCCTAGTGCAACACCTTGAGCATCAGCGTTAGCTGTCCAGATAGTTTTCTTGTCTGTAATCTCTTCACGTGGCTTTTCAAATGTAAGTTCAGCAAGTCTACGCTCGTCAGTGCTTCCTTCAAGAAACCATAGTAGTTCACCTACTACACTACGCCAAGCAAGTTTCTTTGTAGTAACAGCAGGAAACTCTTTCTGTAGATTAAACCGCATTTGATAACCAAACACTGTACGTGTACCTACGCCAGTACGGTCGCTTACATCTTCTCCGTTATCTAAAATGTATTGTAAGGCATTAAGATACTGTTTCATTATTTCTTCCAAATTTGAAATGTTACTTCAGGATGCTCTTCTTCGTGTGTTAAAAAGAACTTCTCCTCAATAGCTTCTAGTGGTAAGTATGCATCGCACTCAAACTCACCAGGAATACGACTGATATAAAACTCGTCGATAATATCTAGTGTCTGTTCAATAATCTTGGGACCTCCGATGATCCAAGTGATCAAGCTGCTATACTTTTGTTCGACACTGCGTATACCTTCAACTACATCACCGTTGATAAAATCATCTGCTAGTGGACAGTTTTCAGGCTTGCTGGTCACAACAACGTTCTTGCGTTTAGGCATCGGCTTAGGCATATCCGGGTCAAGATATGTTGCACTGCCCATTACTACTACGTGTCCTAGAGTGTTTTCTTTAAACCACTGAAAATCTCGCTTGACGTGCGGCCACGGCAGTGTGCCTTTATTGCCTACTCCGCCATTTTCGTCACATGCTAAAATTGCTTTAATCATCTAGTCTAATTCCAGTTCGCTTGGGTCCATACTCATATTTAAATAACGTGCATAATTTTGAATAGCTTCAGTATGAGACACCGTTGCATTTTTTTCAGCGGCAGTGTTTATATGTAGTTGCCAGTTGTCTAAAATCTGTTTGGCAGTTTCACTTGAGATACTTTTAGTTGCACTAATTTCTGATTCTATTTGTAATAACCAGCACAACCAATTTGCACCACCAAAGAAATGTCCTTTACCTTCGTTAGGCAACCGCTCTCCATTTTTAATTAATTCTTTGTACCATTTGTGTGTTTTGCTCATTACATGAGTTTCTCTTACCCAGTTCCAAAACGGTGTATCAAAATCACTGTAAGCATAATGCATATTAATAAAGTCAATAGTGTCTTCGTATACAGCTGACATAATAGCATTGTACATGTTAATATCAGCATCTGTAAAGTATTTTTGACGGATACGCATTGCTAATAAATAAATTCCAGTTGTAATAGTAGCAAGGCCTGTACTTTCTAATGGCTCAATAAATCCAGCACTTAGTCCAATAGCACAAACATTGCCGCTCCATTGATTACGATTGTAGTATGGAGTCCAATCAATGACTTTTAAATTATCAGGAGTAATTCGATTATCCCAATATTCACAAAAATACTTTTTAGCATCTTCAGGATCTGTAATACTGCGATTAAAAACAAGTCCGCTGCCAATTCGTGTTTGTACAGGAATATTCCAAACCCATCCGTGATCCACTGCTTCACTAACAACATACGGCTGACGTTCTGCTTCGCTGTCGTTATACGGAACATGTCCTGCTACTGCTGTATCGCAAAACAATCTACCTGTTAAATCTACACGATCTGGATTACTTTGTAGCAACTGTTTAAATCCAGTACAATCAATAAACAAGTCACCTGATATTACTTGTCCATTTTTTAATTCTACAGAAAGTATATTGTCGTCGTCAGAACGAATAACCTCAACAACTTCGCTTTTAATAATAGTAATATGTTCTTCTAAACGCTTCTGTAACCATTGAACAAGTTTACTAGCATCAACATGACTAGCATAAAAGTTTAAATTTTCTGTATCAACATTATTTTCTAAACTTAAATCCCAAAACGCACCGAGGCTTTGAAAATCACGATCTTGATGATGTGTCCATGCTTCGTATACTGAACTGTCTAGATCTCGATATTCTTTGTTTAAGAGGAACGGATGCCAAACCATATTATCTTTTTTGCCCCAGTTAGGAAAAAGAATACCTGACTTAAACGTACTGTCGATTTCGTCAAACCATTCGTCTGTATTATATCCGCATCTTTTGAGAAACTTATCAAAATGTAATAGTGTTCCTTCGCCGACGCCTACAGACGCTCCAACTTCTTTATCGATTAGTGTTACTTTAACATCTAAGTTTCTAGCAAGAAACGCTGCACTAAACCATGCACTTGTTCCGCCGCCTACAATTACAATATCATTAACTTCTTTAAACATTAACCAGTCCTTAAAATAATATGTACACCGAATGGTGTTACTACAGGTGGACCAATTTGCCCAACGTGTAGTGCTTTTACTGCTTGACTAAATTCCGCAACCATATCTAATTCATCAAACTCGCCTAGATCTCCTAGACTAGATTTTCCACTAGGACATGCACTGTTTTCATATGCTGCCTTATCCCAGTCAATGTCGCCTCGTTCTAATTGTTTAATTAGTGCTTCAGCATCTTGAAATGCCACACCTAGAGGACGGGTGTGAGTACTCATTTCTGCTTCGTCATAGCTTAGTAAGATATGCTTTGCTTTTAATTTCATTTTATTTTCCTAGTATTGGGTGATCAAATATGGTCAAATTAATTGCCACTGTACATCTTAATTTATCACTTTTTTGCTTTTGCACATAGTGATTCAGATACGGTGGGAACCATATCATTTCGCCTTCGTCTGCTTTTAGTGCAACATCTAAGTCGTCACAGTAAGGCGGCAAATCTGCTTTATTCATAGTAGGCCACAAACTGCGTAGCATCGATGCTTGCGGGTGTGTAAAGTTAGTTGTTTGATGTTCTGGATCTAGTACAGCATAGTGAATGCCGCTCCACATAATCTGTAAAGGGCCTCCCACATGATCATGCATGTGTTGATATCCTCCTTTACGACTAAAGTTATACCAACTATCAACATTAACATGCCAATGAGCAGTATCAGGAAATTCCATGTCTGTCATCAGTTCTCTAATGTTAGGTTCGTATAAATGATTGATACGTTCTTGACTTAAAGCATTTGTTTTATCTTGATAGTCTGTATAAACTTCAGTGCCGATTAGATTAGGAGTTGCTACATCGTCTCCAGGGTATACCTCTTCCATGAGGTATTTTTTAATTTCGTCGTGATTGTGTACACGCTGTTTAATTACTGGTACTTGGAATAATCCATAAACCTGTCCCATTAATCACCTTCGCCCGGCGCCTCTGAAAAGTACTGCTCAAACTTGTTAGGTACACCGTCATATTTTTCTGCTTCGGGCATTGCATCTTTTTTCTTTGTAATAACAGGCCACTCATTAGCATATTTCATATTAATAAGTTCCCATTTGTCTGCGTCATCAATTGCATTTTCAGGCACAATAGCATCTACAGGACATTCGGGTTCACATACACCGCAGTCAATACATTCGTCTGGATTGATAACAAGAAAGTTCTCACCTTCGTAAAAACAATCTACAGGACATACTTCAACACAGTCTGTATGCTTGCACATTACACAATTATCAGTTACTAGATATGTCATTGGCAAAGGTCCTCGTACATAGTAGTATATTGTCGATGTTTACTCATATCAGTTTTGAATAATGGAATAAACCCGAATAGTCTTTTAAAAATCATTTAAATCCTCGCAAGTCGAATTAATGTTGCGGCTAAATTAATTTCTGGATCAGCAACAAGTGTGTGATCTACTAGCCCTTGCTTAATAGTTAGCACTGCTGTATCCTGTTGTTCTTCATTTCCGAACAACGTAATATTGTCATACAGCCAGCGATAGATTTCTTCCATTTCTTCTGGACGTACTGCACCGCACAATAGCTTACGTGCTTCTTGAATCTTGCCTGCCTTAAACAATTCAACCATTTCGATCTTCCAGTCTTGCTCTCCTGTGTCGCCTTCGTGCGGAGCAAGCAATACGCCATCCTGTGAATTCATCTGTACTGTATTGATGCACTTGCGCAAGTCTGGATATGTCGCTTTGACATAAGTGTCGAGAGTATCCAAATCCGGAGTAATACCTTCAGTGATGAGAATTTCAGCGACTCTAGCAGTAAATTCTGTTTGGTCAATCTTAGCAATATGAAAGCCCTGACAACGACTATGTAGTGCAGGAATAATTCTGTTGGGATAGTTACACGTTAGAATAAAACGTGCTGTAGTATGATACTCCTCCATAACTCCACGTAGTGCTGCCTGTGCGTTTGGGGATAAGTAATCTGCCTCATCAAGTAGTACAACCTTAAAGTCTCCAAATGGAATCATTTGTACGAAGTTTACAATTTTATCACGAACGTCATCTACCGAGTTTGTGCGACTAGCGTTAATCTCTAGAATGTCAAGATCATTAATATCAAGTTCATTAAACAACAATTTAGCAAGTGTTGTTTTACCAATACCAGCATTACCCGAGAACAGCAAATGCGGAATAGTTTTGTCTTTGATCCAAGTGTTTACCTGTGCTCGTTGTGCTTCGTCTCGAAACACATAACCGCCTACTGTTTTAGGACGATACTTTTCTACCCATAACTCTTTCATTCGTCTGCCTTCTTTTTCTTTTTACCGTAGAAGCCGCCTTTAACTTCGATATTTTCAGTACGTGCTCCGGGAGGACACTTAGTAATAGTACCGCCTTGGTCTAAGTACTCTTGTAATTGTTCTTGGGTTATTCCGCTTTCCTTAGACTGACGATCTATCATACTAATTTGCTCCACTTCTCTAATTTCTCATGCTTAGTAGCTATTCTAGCATCTATTTCTTGTTTTGTCAATAATCCACATGTAATCATTAGATTGAGCATACATTGTACATCACCTGCTTCTTCTAATAGTTTTACACGTTGGTCTTCTGTAATTTCATCTAGTGTGTCAAACTTGCGAACGATCTTACTGCATCGTTGTGTAAGCTCACCACACTCCTCCATAGTAATTACCATAAGTTCTTGTAGTTTGTTCATAGGCATTATCGTGTAACACCCAATTCTTTATATGCTACTTGTACTGATTTTGCTTGATAATATGCATCTGCTAGTGCGTTGTGAAGATCAGTTTGCATCTGTTTGCGAGGATCACCATCTTTTAATACACTAAACAATGTGCGACTATCCATTACTTGCCAAAAGTTATAAGGAATAGAACGTCCTATACTACGATACATATCTTCGATGATAGTAAGGTCAAAGCCGTATCCATGCCCCCAAATTTTATCACAACCCCAAATCCATTTAGTAAGTTGTTTAAGTGCTTCTTCTACACTTACAGCACCGTTTTGATCAAACGCTTCGTCCATTACTTTAGGATCTTGTTTTGCCCACCAAGCAATCGTATCGTCGCTTGTAGTACGTCCTAGTCGATTTTGATCGTCAATGTCAATTTTAAGATACAATTCACTGTGCGGTTCTGCGTCTGAAAACGGATCAAATTTTACTGCACCTAAACTAAGCACTGTACACTGTGGACGAGTGTCGAGTGTTTCTAAGTCGATCATTGCATGTGTTGCCATTATTTTTGCCTCTTTCTATTTTCTTGTCCGATGCCTGAGATAATCAAGAGTACATAAAGAATAGGCCAAGCCCATCCTGTTAAGTATCCTGTGATGTGTAATATCATTAGTGCAATACCTGTTGCACCTGTTGTACCAAGGCCGCTGCTTTGCGGAGTAGGTAGTAACATAAGAGATCTCCTAACAATTTATATATATTATAGCGTATAAACTGTTAGGAGTCAAGTGTTTTTTTAATTATTCGCGGTTACCTAATAAACTTAGCAACATTTGGAACATATTGATAAAGTTTAAATATAAGCTCAGTGCTGTAGTAATAGCAAACTTGGCAAGTTCTTCTGTGCCTAGACGTCCGCTTAGGAATGTAGTTTTTGCATTTTGTGTATCGTATGCTGTTAAACCTGTAAAGATAAGAACACCTAAGATACTAATAGTAAACATCATAGCACTACTTTGTAAAAAGATATTTACAATGCTTGCAATAATAATACCAATCAATCCTACAAGCAAAAAACTACCCCAACCGCTGAGATCTTTCTTAGTTGTATAACCGTATAAACTTGCACTTGCAAATGTAGCGGCTGTGATAAAGAACACTTGTGCAATACTTGTTGCAGTATATACAGCAAAGATTGTACTCATGCTTATGCCCATTACGGCAGTAAAGATTAAGTAGAACGTTCGTGTTGCTTCAAAGCCCCAGTTGCGTCCTGCAAAACTCCAATAAAGGATCATGCCCAGTGGAGCAAATACAGCAACCCACATAAGAGAACCCATAGCAAACATCAACCCGCTGACATATGTAAGGTATGCAACTACACCTGTAATGCCTAGACCTAGTGCAGTGTAGTTGTATAATGCCAGCATAAACTGACGAAGATATTCATCGTACTGTGTACGTTCTTGTGTCATTGTGTTCATTTTTACTCTCCTACAAATTGTGCTAGTTCTGGTGCTTTCCATCCTTCTGGCTTTAGAACTTTGCCGTCATCACGCTTGCGCACTTTGCCAGTGTCTGGATCAATCTTAGCAAAGTTTGTGTCCATTACTTCCTTCCAAGCCGCTTCACCATCCCAGCCTGCTGCTCTAATAGCACCCATAGTAACAACTAAGATGTCCACTAGTGCGTCCAGTTGTTCTACCTTGTCATCTGCTTCTAGTGCATCATGTAGTTCGTTCCATTCTTCGTCAATCAGACTGATATACATTTTAAAATTTTCAAAGGATGGTTCTTGGTCACACGCTGTTTGAAACGTGTCAATATCTTTAAATGGATTTGTCATTTTTTACCTTTTACATAAAATCTTCTGGACGGTGAGAGTCACTAGTATCAGCACCAGTCTTATCGCCGAACAGTATATCTTTTGGCTTTTCGTCAGTCCACATCATAACACTTTCGCCTTCGACAATACGACATGCCGTAGATTCGCCATCGCCAAAATCTACATCAAACCCTCGTGTCCAACGTCCATGCTCTACAAGAATCCAATCATCTGTGTTGTAAGGATCTTTGTTGTCTTTGCCTTTTCGCACAACTTGACACCAGCGTGGCTTAATACCTCTGTCCTTGCCGTCGTCTGACAAGACAATAATGCCACCGTTTGTTGTTGTATCACCGAAGTGCATATTTTTTACTAACACACGATCATACAACGGATCAATTGAACCACTAATTGGCTTTGCTTGTAAAGATTTTTTACCTTTTGCAATTTCACTTACATCAACCATTATTCACCTTTTTTCACAAAGTTTCCGTCTTCGTCCTCAGTCCACTCTTCTTCTACTTTTGCCTGTGCTTTAGTTTGACCAGCTTTACGTGTTGTTGTAGAAGCAGTCGGAGCAGTAGTTTTTTCTGCAGGTTGTCTTACAGGCGCTTCGTCTACAACTGCTTGCGGACTTTCTGTGTAATAATCTTTCATCACGTCTTCACGTTTTTTAATAATTTTCCCACCCGGTCCTAGCTCATCGCCACGTGCATTTACACGAGCATTGCCTACTGCTGGTGTTAGTTCGTTACGTTGACGCAACAAATCCATATCAACTACTTTACCTTGCATTGATTTGTACTGTTTACGTCCAGTTTGTTTCATAGCCATTGCTAATCTCCTATCATTATATACTTACTTATCTCAGGAACTCTCGCCAATCCAGGCCATACTGGATTGAATCAATACGATGTACACCTATCAAATACAGCACATAACTTGCTACACTACTACCTCTACCTACACCCCATACAATGTTATTCTCACGCATAAAGTCTACTAGATACACCATATAGCGTAATAAGTTAAACATATCTCGTTCTCTAAATGCTTTTAATTCTTCTGATACTCTTTCAAGTTCTTTATCAGTTTTACATTTGTTTAGAACATAGTTTTGTATAGTCAATTGCTTATACTCATCGGGCATAAACCATTCACTTTGACACACACCGTCAAAAGTCTTTTGATCTACATCTAGAGGAATATACTTTTGTAGTTTGTCTAGACCCTGTTCTTCCATAGCGGCATTGAACTTGTCTACATCGTCTGTAGCATCGCACAACACTACATGCACCTTATCCGCATGACCACTATAGATCATATCGACAAGATCGCGATTAGAGAATCGTGGAATACCTAGTTCATCTGTTTTCATAAGCATACACTTATTTTAACTTACATTGATTAGATTGTCAAGATCATTATCGTCATTTTCTTGTTGACGTAAACGTTCTTGCGCCATTTTCATGTGTAATTCTTGTTTGTAGATTTCTATAAAGGTCGCTATTTGATCCTGCGCCTGTGGGTTGTGTGTCATAAAATATTTTCTAGACAAGTCGGCAATCTTGTCTTCAATTTGAGTAATTGTTAGATTAGAAGGATCGTCTGCTAACGGATGAATCATTATGTATATAATCCTTTGTATTCTGCAAATACAGTTGTGCCGCCATTAATAGTAAAGAAGTCAACAATAACAAAATCGTCTTCGTTACTAATCTCAATGGCTGTGTTGCCTGATGGCCAGTTTGAGTCTCTTTTAATACTTCCACCACCTTGCACACTAAAGTTTAAAGTCTTTGCAACCGAGCCAATGTTAATAAGCATTAGTCTAATCTTACTAAAGTTGCCTTCAGGAAATTCACTTAGTGTAAGAGTAATGTTTGCACCTACTCCAAACACTTGAATAGGACCGTTTGTTAAACTTACGTTTTGATTGTTAGCAATAGTTCCGCCTTGATAGACCTTTTCAGTATTATATAAGAATACTGCATTAGATACTTCATTACCGTTAAAACTAACGTCTTCGTCAGTTCTTGCAGCATTATCTTGCAAGTCTTCGATTTCTGTTTTAGTTACAGTGAAGTTGCTTTTGATGCTACTGAAGTTGTCACGAAACCCTTGGCTGTTATTATCAATACCAGCTACTGGATAAAGTTCGTTAATTCCTGATTCGTTTATATTACTTGCCATTTTTGTTCTCTCAAATTATTTATTAATCTTAAACGTTAAACTGGTAGTTTGCGAACAGTATGTACTGTTCGTTCGAATTACCTGTTGTACTATCAATCAAATAACGATCGATATCGAAGTCTAAATTCTTAAAGTCAAACCCGCTGTTTTTTACATTTAATAGTATAGTACCGCTAGTACCTGGTTTACAATAGCATAATGGTACAGCAGGAATATATCCTAGTTCACCTTGTCCAATAGTCTGCCTTGTGCGCATCCAAAGCGGAAGGAACTCACGTTCTGTAACGCCAACTTCACTCAAATTTTCTCTCATGTTGTATATGTTACTTAACCAACGAGTTCGATCGTTTGAGTCGCCCACTTTAATAGCATTACTATCTGTTTTAATAGTGTTACCCTTAGGTCTAAATCTGTATGGATCGCTTGCAGTACCTTTTTCAACTTTTGCGGCAGATACAACACTACTACCGTCATTTAACGATACTTCTAAAAATCCGTTAACTGTAACTCTTAACGGAACGTCTCTAGTGTATACAAATAGTTCGTCACCGTTTGTAGAAGTTTCGATTATATTTCCGTTCCTATCAAACATTACAACAGTATTTTGACCTAAGCCTAATCCACTGTTGTCGTCTAGTGCTTCGAGTTTGATACTGTCAACAGTGATTTTGTTTCCAGTATCAATACCAATTGATTTTCTTGTTTCTAACAAGTTAGGATTGTCAGGATCAATAATCTCAACATACACTACTTCGTATACGACTTCTTGCGTTCCGGGCTTTCTAGCAATTGCAGTTTTTACTTCACCAAATCTGTAACGCTTGCGCTTGTGATTTTTAGCTGCTGCTCCAACATACTCTTGTACATCTTTTGTTTCGATACCTGCATATGCTAGCATCTTAGGTTCAATTTGTAATCCAAACTGTGTATCGTTAGGACGATAGATTAAGTTTGGTTCGAATACGTTTGGATCTGAGATAAAGTTAGTGAACTCGTCTTTTTGTGTTCTCTTTAAGAACGGCTTCATAAACAAGTTACTATAAAGTATTTCGTCCGGGTCAGTTGTACTAATAGTAAATGTTCTTTCAATTGCACTAAATCCAAATTGGTCTTGCGCACGTATTGTAAACGAGTAGTCTCTATCTACAGTAGTTGTCCCGCCATCAAACGTAGTATTTTTACTGTCAAATACTGTTAGGCCAGGATTTTCAATTGTACCAAACTGGTTTACTTTACCAATAATCTCGCCGTCTAGCGAAAGAGTCAGTCCTGGCGGAAGCTTGCCGTCAATAACACTGTAAATTAATCTACCATTAGGTACAGTAGTTTGTGCTTGCACGTTTAATGTACTAATAAAGTTAGCACGTAGTGTTCCTAGATCGTTAGGTGTAAGCCATTGGATAGTTGAGTCAACTTCACCAAGCATCCTAACAACAAATGTTTTTGTAGCTGTAGCAAATACATTAGAGTCTTCTGTAAGTGTTAAACTGAATTGTACACCTTCGGGAACAACAGTACCATAGTAAATTTTAGCACCTTGTGTAACTGAATTTGTTAACGGTTCTGATAGCGTAATTTCACCGTACTGAACACCGCCATCGTTTACAATTTTGATACCGCTCCATGTAAGCTCTTTAGCACCGTCCCAATAAACGCCTTCTACATCTGTTACGCCTGGATCTTCTATTCTTAAAGTCTTACTACCTGCTGCACCACTTACTGCTGTAAAGAAGTCTTCGCTTTCTAGCACACCGTTGAGTGTAAGCGTAATAAAGTCTTCTTCTTCTCTAGCAGATTGTACAGTGGCATATGTAGTGCTCTGTGTAGCTAGTCTATTAATTCTAGGCAAATCGTCTGTGTTAGGAATCGGATCAATTTTAACAAACTTTGTTCCGCCTAATAGTTTTACATCCTCGAACGTTCTGAATACTAATTCGCTGTAATCATTAGCACCTTCTTGACGAATAGCACTAACAGTAAATTTATACTCTCTTGTAACAGCAGGTTGGTAAGGAGATATTCCAGCTACTTCGCCTGTGTTCGAATCTAAGAACAACCCTTTGGGAAGTACACTGGGAGATCCATCGTCGTTTGTATCTTCTAGCTGATAGAATATAGGACCTTGCAGACTTGCAGGATCATACGTATCTAAGAATAGTGTTACATAATTGTTTGCTCTACGATATCCTAAATCTTTAGGTGTTAACCAAACTGGCTTACGTAGGTATGTGTTATCAGCAGTAAACAATCCTGTTGCAAGTTGCATAATAGTGTTGTCAGATCTTAAAAAATCATCACCAACAAGATAAATTTGGAATTCTCTACGTGCAACTGTATCGCCGTCACTTACGTTAACAGTAAACTCATAATAACGATTTAGTTTTTTGGGAACTCTAGTTGGAACATTAAAATCGTAAATTGTTGTATCGTAATAATAACTATCAAATCCGTTTGAACTTTTAATACCAAAATCGAATGGAAATGCATCTAAGTTTGATTGATCGTAAAAACCGTTGCCTGCACTTTTTTCTAAAAACAACAGTGGTTCTACTACGCCTACAATACGTCCGTCTTTGGTCAGTTGCAATCCTGGAGGCAATTCTCCATCGCGATCTCCGATCCAAAATTCTAATTCTTGTCCTGTTGGAAGATCAGGATCAAGTACATTTAATTGAAAGTCTACAACAGAACTATCTAGAACGTAGGCTTTGCCGTTAGGTCCAATACCTAAAGGACCTTCTGGTGTTAGCCACTGCGGCTCGTCAGCACCAACAATAGTTAGATCAAATGTTCTATCTTCTTTGATAAAGCCTCTTGTTGCACGAAGTACAAATGTAAACTTTTTAGCCTTTGGCACTTCAAACGGTGTACCTTCTAAGAAGTTGTTCTCAATACGTAATCCTGTAGGCAAGTCGCCACTTAGTAGTGTTACACTATCAACAGTAGGTGAAACAGGTAAGGGAATAGATTGTGTAGTACTCTCGTTAAACGAGCCTAAGTTATGTCCTGATTCTACTGTCCAAAGAATTGCCATTGGATCTCCCTTATACTAGTGCGCCGAAATCAATCGATGCAGCTGATGGATTTGTAAATGTGCCCATGTCAATATCAGTTACGTTTGCAAGGTACTCAAAAAAGTTATTTGCTTGTAAGTCGAAACGTCCAAAGTCAAAGCCATTGATGTAATCTTGGATGCCGTCCATTTCACGAATATCAAGACCATATACTGTACTCTTAATATCGCTAGTATTAACAATCTCAAAGTTATTACCGTTTAAGTTTGCTTCTAATTTTGGACTTGGATCTGTACTTAGTGCAGTCTGACTTGTGATAGTAACTGTATTATTCGATACACTTACTGTTGCATTTTGGCCGCCTGCAATAGTAAGTGTGTTGTTGTTGATGTCTAGTTGACTATTTCCATTGTCGCCAAATACGTCAATAGTTAATAGATTGTTTCCACTTCCATTAATTGTAATACTGTTAGCATCTGAACTAATTGTAGTACCGTTGCCTGCTACAATTTTTTTAAACTGTAAGTCTGTTCCTACACGTTGTGCAAAAACACCTTCACCTACTGCTCCTAGGTTACTTGCTGTAGTTGCTTCAGGTGTGCGAGCTTCTAGTTCTGCAAAATTACTGTTTACTTTTAAGAACGCTTCTCTTAAATCATCTCCGGTACCGTCATTTGCGACAACACCTAAATTAATAGTTTGAATGGCCATTTTCTACTCCTGCTGTAGTATTTATCGTATTATCTTTTGTTTAGGCTTGAAGTAGTTGATAAAGGTCCTTGTATTGAAAATGGAGTTGCATTGCTATATCTATTGTACAACAGCCTATTGTTTCCGCCTGTAATACTATCAGTGTCGGTATAATTAGTAGCACCAGAATCATTCATAACATTCTTAATGCTGTCCTTGATTATTCTATCTCGCAACTGCTCTGGAGTCCATTCTGGATGTGCTTGTAAATACAATGCTCCAACACCACACACTTGTGGACTAGCCATGCTTGTACCTGAAATATTACACTGACGATACCCTTCGCCTATTGCATTACCAAAGTAAGATGCGTCACTAAATTTATTTGTTGTACTAGTGCAACTGATAATATTAGAACCTGCTGCCCAAATAGTTACACCCGGTCCGCACTCTGAACTATTGCGCTTGCGTTCTGTATTTGCGTTTAATGGTGAGCTTTCTACATTACCTACGATAAATGCTCTGTCACTTGTGCTATGCGGACTAGAGCCTCTCATGTAATTTCTGCTACCAGTTGAGTAAAATACAATATTGTTAAAATCTTGTCCTATTGACTCGTCTATATAGTGATAGTTATTGCCTGCGGCAATACAAACGTGTATGCCTTCGTCTAGCAATTCTTCTACTTCTGCGTCAATATAACTTAATCTTACATTTATTCGTCCTGTAGGAACTACTCCATACGTGCCCCAAATATAAGCAGATCCGCTATCAAACGCAGGATCGTTAACATTGTTGTATGTTACGCCTCTATAAAGAATATCCGTAGGTGAATTATTCCAGTTAGTGCCGTAGCCCCAACTCATGTTAACAATAGTAGGACGTTTGCGTCCTGTAACAGGATCAATTGGTTTATTTCTGTGCCATAATTTAATACAATCAAAACAATCGTTTGTACTAATGCCGCCTGAATCGCCTGTGCCTTCTAAACCGCTAACTTTAACACTGTATATTCTTGCATTTTTTGCCCAGCCAAAATTTAATCCTGCCGCAGTACCACCTACGTGTGTTCCGTGACCGTCAAAGTCTCTGTCATGATTTGCTTGGTTAAAAAAGTTAACACCGTAGTCGCCCCAATTTATTTGATGTACTCTATATCCTGTATCTGCAACATATCCTGAACCACCTGCTATTGCTGGATTGTCTTGTGCTGGTGTATTGCCGTCTTGGAATATGCTTCTAATAGTAGCAAGCGGTGGCTTACTAATAACTGGAGCAATGTATGTGTTGTGGAAAGCATAACCTAATGGGTTATTTGCTTGAATGCCTGCTTGGGTACGCATATCATCTGACCACTCTGGAGCAAGACTTCCACCGTCCCATAATTCTGTGTATTCAAACATACAGAAGTTTAGTAAGTACAAGTATTCTTTTGCGGCTACTTCAAATGCATCTGCGATTGTTTTCCAATCATCTGGATTTTCTTGATAACCTGATGGATCCCATTTGCCTGCATCGTATGCTTCTTCCATTGCGGCATACAAATCACCTGACTGCCAATCAGCGGCTAAGAACTGATATAGTTTTATATCGTCTGCAGGTAACCCGTACATGTGTAGTGTGTGGAATACGTGTTCAATAACTTCCTGTGCATCTGTATCGCCATCGCCATATCCATCACCTGTTGAGTTTAGGTACCACACCATGTCATTAGCAACGTGAGTGTCAAACAAGTTTGTTAGGTTCCAATCAATAACACCTTGGTCAGTTAAGAAGTTTGGAGTATAATCAGCACCGGCACCTCTAGCTACTCTTTGTATAGTTGGCAATCCAGCGTGCCAAGTTCCTGCATCACCACGGAGTGTTTTAATTAAATTTCTCTGGTATGTTTTATTAATACCCGCGGCATTTGGATCTAAGAACAGTTCAAACATACGTGCTACTTTTTCTAGCCACGCATCTGGAACTGCTGTTTGTCCACCTACTCCGCCAGCACCCATTATTCTTACACCGTTGGTTGTAACTTCACGTTTAAAGAAATCGCTACCATCGCCTGTGACATTAATGATTGAGCCATTTCTGTAATCAACATCAAGATCATCAATAGCAAACTCTGGATGGTCAACTTGTAGTCCACTATCTTGAATAACTACGTCTACGCCAGTACCGTCTAAACTATAAGGCCAAACAGCATCTGTGTCTGTGCTAGTACCGTATGCATTTTCTGTAATGCTATGTCTAATTTTCCCCCAGTCGTAGTATTGTCCACCGGGCGATGACGTTTTATTGAAATTACCAGTTTGCGTTGCAAAGTGTCCAATCTCAACACCTTCCTGATCTTGCCAAGGAAGTTCTACATCGGTTACTCGTGGATCATTTTTAAGAGTATCAGCTTCGTCGTCTGTGAGCGCATAGTGTGTAATGCGTTGACTTGCAGGTTTTGCATATGCAACGTCTACTGATCGTTGCGGAATATTTCCAGCACCAGTAGACGCTATCATTTCTTGATTAAACTGTTCGTAATCTACACCTTTATTAAGTGTTACGATATATTCTCTTTCCATGCTCTGCCCTTAGTGTAGGTCTACCCAGGCGCCGCCTGCGTATACTTGTGCTTTGTCTGTGGTTGTGTTATAAATCATCATCCCATTAGATGCTGTTAAGTTGTCACGTTCTGTGCTAGTCAAGTTAACTAATCTAAATGGAGCAGTTGCTTGGATTTCATCTTGTGCGTCTAGTACAATAACACTGTCACTTGATAATGTTGGAACGCCTGTTGCTGTACTTGAAAATGTGCTTAGGCTTAGTGTACCGTTAATAGTAACGTCATTGTTTACTACTAGATCGTTTTCAACTGTAAGATCACTTTGCATTGTAACTGCCGGAGTAATACTAATTGCACTAGAGTCGTCTGTGTCAATATTGCTTGCAGCTAGTGTAAAGTTGCCTACACTATCAAAACTTGCTACTGCATTGTCTACATATGTTTTAACTGCTGCTTCGGTAGGAATTGCTGTATCGCTATCACCTGCTAGAGTAACGTCTGTACTAAATTCGTCTACAGTTGCGCCGTTTGCTAAACTTAATCCAGTAAGTCCTGTGAAGCTAGTAGGCTTGTCTGTTAAATCGTTGTAACTAAAAGCTACATTAGTGATATTACTAAACGCTATATCGGTAATGTTACTACCGTCGCCCCAGAGTGTATCAGCATATACATTAGAGTAGCGAATTGTATTTGTACCTAAATTGTATGTGCTGTCTGTTGACGGAGTAATTGTTCCTGTACTAAATCCTTGTGTGGTAGAACTTCCGCCTGTAAGAACTTGATCAATTGTAATGCCTGTTAAGCTAGCACCACCGCCACTAAACTCAGCTGCTGAAATGTTTGTTGCATTAATGTCGCCACCAACGTCTAGTGTGTACTGAGGATTAGCTTGGTACAATCCAATGTGACTGCTGCCAGCATCGATAGTAACTGCTGTATTAACACCATTGCTGTCTCTTACTTTTACTAAGAAATCTTTATTAGCAGTGTTACTATTTAGACTTATATCAAACCCTGTAACTGCAACACTAAAGTCTTGACTTTCGCCTAGTACAAAGCTATTATCATTTACAGTAAGAGCACCGTTTAGCACTACATCGCCTGATGTACTAACGGCATCGTTAATTCCAAAACCGCCTATAGTATTAGGAACGTTTAATAGATTGTTCCAGTCACCGTCGAACAGTGAAGGCGTGTTTGACAGATTGTTGTAGTTGAGATAGTAGGATCCGTCTTGTCCATCCAATGTATCTGCATCAAGTCCTGCGCCACCTTCTGTAATATCTGCCGCTGGCGCCCAATTAGTTCCGTTCCATTTTAGTACCTGACCTGTTGTTGGCGGCGTTGACGAAGTATCAACATCGGAAAGATCGTCAATGTCAACAATTAATGTAGGCTTGTCTGTCAAGTCAGTGTAGCTGCCGGTTGTTGCTACCGCAGCAAATGTAGGCTTAGATTGCACTTCACCCCAGTTTACAAAAGCATTGTTAAATTGCTGTGTGGAGCCGTTAAACTTTAATACTTGGTTGGCACTAGGATTAGTTAGGTTGACGTCAGTAAGTCCGTCTAGCGCACTTGCTCCTCCACCTTCTCCGCCGCCGGTTGACGTAATTGTTACTGTTCCTGTTTCGTTATCGTATGTTAAACTAATTCCACTGCCTTCGAGCAACATGTCTGAAACACGTTGAGGAGTAAAATATAAGTTTGTAGTGCCTTCAGTTAGTTCGTCTGTGTTTGTAGCAATAGTTGGTTTGTTGGTTAGATCGTTATAGTTTCCACTAAACGGATTGTATTCAATGCCACCTACTGTCAACTCGCTTGTTGATATGCTGGCTGCGTTTATAATTCCGCTGCCTTGTAAGTCGAGGTTATCACTTACTGGTAACTCTTTTAGTTTGTTACTATCATCTTTGTCGATGATTAGTGGAAATCTATTTGCCATTCTCGTAAATCCTATTATTATACATATTTATCGTATCTTACTTCAACGTCTCGATTATAGCGTAGGCGTCACCGATGTCAATACCAACGGGTGCGCCTCTCATTGTAACCGTCGCTCTATAAACTTTATGAGATGAATGATCTGTTAGTGTAAAAGTAATTCTATCACCTATAGTTCCTAATGTAGTTACTTCAGTCCAAGTCGTGTTGCCTACAGTGACGCTCGAAGATCCATTAAAAACGTTACCTACACTTGTGTCATCTGAAAATGCAGTTATAACTGATGTAAAGTCTGCTGGATCATAGTTAAATTCTACCCCCAGTGTAGTCCCTTTGTCAATCAATCTTACATTCAAATAGTCTACACTCATCACACTGCCAACAGCAAGTGTTGCTGATCCACTTACTTCATTGGCAATCACCACATGTGGCAGTCCTGTTACCGTAGCACCAGTAAAGTCTACTATAGGTGCTGCACCGTTGTTACCAAACTCTGTCTTACCGTAAATTATTTGTCTAACATTATTGATATCAGTGTCGTAATTAAATGCAATGTTGGTTGCTGAACCACCGTCATAAGCACTTATAATATACAAATATTGACTATTTTTTCCTATAACATTATTTGTTTCAATTAAGTTGTTTTGTATATCGCCAACAATTTTACCATTCACACCATCTACTAATGTTGTGCTGTCATCAGCAAATACACTACCCTGTATGTCTCCATCTATTCGTCCTATTATTTGACTTAACGCAATTCCACCACCGCCTTCGCCGTCGCCGGCTAATATACTTACAATACGTCCGCTTATAATTACGTCACCCTGTTGTTTGCCAGGTTCTGCAAGACCGCCACTGAGCCATACACCGCCACCGTTGCCATCTTCTAGTGTTGCACCGTAGATATCGAAAATGTTATCTGTGGTTGTTATACGGCCTCCCCTGTCACCTGGTATTGTTGCTGTGTTAAGATACAATGCTTCGTCGTTAATAGTAGAAATAGTATTGTTGAGCACAGTGTTTTGTAGATTTATTTTACTATTCACACCATCTACTAATAGTGTGCTATCATCACTAAACACACTACCGGTTAAATCGCCCGATAGTTCTACATCCAAGTTAGACACTTTTGCATCACTGAAATCTACATTGCCTCTTAGTTGAATGTTACTGAGATTGTTACTATTACCAACATTTACAATATACCCTGCTAAACTTACAGTATTTCCAAATCCATCTCCGCCGTCATAAGTACCGATAGCAACGCCGTTAGTAAACTCTGTACCAATTTGAATGTCACCATGTTGTTGTAGAGCATTAGAATTTTTACCAGCGTTGATTTTAACACTGCCGCCAAATGCACTGTTATCTGAATCTGAAGTATCGCCGCCTTTGATTATAATAGCGTCAGCACCCCCAGTGGTCATGTCCAGTGTAGCAATGTTTAGATCAGTTCCTCGCGGACTGAAGAATTTTCCTGCGCCTACAAGGCTATCTTGATTACCATTTAAATAGATTGTACTATCTGATGCACCAATAACAATAGTTTGACTATTAGTAGCACCCAGATATAAACTGGCTTGATCGTCTGCATTCACATACAAATCACTATTTCTTGCATACACAACATCTGTATATACGATACTATTTTCAACGTCGCCAACAATCTTACCTGCTACACCATCTACCAATAGTGTGCTGTCGTCTGCGAATACACTACCTTGAAAATTTCCAGTAAGGTCAACATTTAGTTCGCTTACAGTAGCATCGGAAAAATCTATGGTGCCTCTAAGATATGTTACACTTCTCCCGCCGGGTTCGCCAATATAGTTTCGAACACCCGATATATTAACAATAGTACCAAAGCCGTTGCCAAAATCATACGCACCGATAGCAACACCATTAGTGTGATCAGTACCTATTAAAATTTCACCGTCTTGTTGTATAGCATTAGGGTTTTCGCCTGCTTGAATTACAACACTTCCGCCAAATCCAAAATTCTCAGTATCAGTACTTGTGCCGCCTGTGATTCTAATGTCACTACCGCTACTTGTTGCACTTTCTTTACCAACTATTTCTAAAAATTGATCTGCATGACTTCTTAGAACTCCTGTCTCTATGTAGTTAGTATATACATCGCCAACAATTTTACCTGCTACACCGTCTACTAGTAGTGTGCTATCATCACCAAACACACTACCAGTAATGTCACCGTTTACATATAAACCATCTACAGTGCCGTCACCCTTGAATTTCCATTCACGATCGCCAACTGTGATAGTTGCTGTTTCTGCTTCAATTTCATCCTGCCAAGCATTGTATGCGTTTAATACATTGAGTGCTTCGGATACAACTTCGTCTGGTATTAACGGGTTTAGAGCCTTTTTCCGTACAGCAAGTTCATAGTATGTGTAATCTGATGGTGATGCTAACTCTGCTCCATAATCGTCAGCGTCTAGTAGTGCATCTAATACAGCTCTTGCATTATCATAAGCAGTCTCAAGTGTTGGTATATTGCTACCAGCAGTTAAAGAGTTAATGCCTGCGGCAGTTACTACATCATTAATATCTGTGCCGCCAATCTGTAGTACACCGCCTACTACGCTTAGTGTAGTCCCGCCTAAGTCAATAGTGCTACCACTTAAATAAATGTCACGGAATCTATTTGTAGCACTACCTAAATCATATGCTACATCTGTGTCTGGAATAATATTGCCTTTTACTGTGCCATCTAAGTTAATGCTACTATTTGTTGCGTCTACTAATACAGTACTATCGTGTCCAAATACAGATCCAGTTAAATCGCCTGGATCAACTTGATTAACTGTTAAAATTAGTTGATTGTTAACATCATCTTGTGTAACAGTTACATTAGTATGATTAGAGTGAGTAAACAGCGGAGCAATTAAATCATCAAGATCTCCTGCACCTGCAATAGTGTACAACTCGTCGAAATTGTCATTTATCTTATCAAAGGCAACACGTAACGGATCGCCGTTCCCATCGTTTGCACTTACACCAATGTTAATAGTTTGCTTTGCCATTATACTCTTCCTACTACTACTTCAACTGTGCCGCGTTCAGCGTCATCTTTTGTTCCTACAGCTTTACCAATTACAGTACCAATCTTAGGATCGTTATCAACAATAGCATATCCTGGTACAGCACTTGTAACTAACAAGTCTCCTTTTTGTACCCGACCAATTACTTTACATGGCACACGCCCTTGTAGTGCAA